GGTAAAAGATGTTCGAATATTAATAAGGACGATACCATCAAAAAGGGTCGTCTCATCTGGATGCCTGAGATGGATGATACGATAATTCAGAATATTACACTTCGACCTCTCACTAAGTTACTCACGGTCGTTCCTGGACCTTGGTCCGTTGGTGATACCTTCTTTTACTCCGGTGCCAGATCCTTTGAAGTATTTAATAGGATGGGTTACAATCGTGGTTTGTTCCCTGATTACCAGCGTTTCGACGGTTCGATTAGCGAGCCTTTAGTTAGATTAGGTATCTCTTTGCTCCGGAGATGTTATCATTACAATAGGTATGATGACGCATATTGGGAGTATATTATTGAATCATCCGTTAAAGGGATGATTGTTATGCCGGATAATACAATTCGATACACTAATAAGGGTATGAAGTCTGGTCACTCATTCACGAGTCTTTTGGAATGCGTCATTAATGCTTTAATGATTTACACAGTTCTAATTCAACTTGATGGTAATCATAGCAGCGAATTCCTTGATGAGATTCTTGTTAAAACTATGGGTGATGACTCGATCATTATTGGCAAAGAAAAGTACCGGTCCATAATTAAGAAAGAGCGTTTTCAATACCATATGACACGTGCTTTCTCCGTTACCGTTCACCCTGATAAGACATTCGAGATGGATACATTTATTCTTCCCTCTTTCTCGGATTTCGATAATCGTGATGGTATAGGTTATAAGTCGTTTCAATACCTTGGTAAGAATATTAAGAACGGTAGGCAGTGGCGGCCGTATAAGGATACGTATTCAATGCTATTATATCCTGAATATCCATGTGAAAGTTACTCCAGCGAGAAGTTTATAGCTTCTGGGCATTATATCGATTGTGGTAACAATTATACTATGGCTATGATCAGAGATTATTATGAATATTTATCCATATTTACGGACGAAGTTACTCAACCAACCTCACTTGGTATTCGTCTCCCCAGTGTTGAATGTTCTGGAGAGATTTTGAAATTCGCGGGTCTTCCACCCCTAGTGGATGTTGAACGTATCAACTTTGGGTTAGTTGATATTTGATATAGCGGCAGCCATAAACTGATCGCAACAGGGAGTATCTGCCGCTATATATAGACATCTATTGTAGGGGAAGATAGTGAGGGCCG